GTGTTGTTGGAAGATGTATTAATGGAATATGAGTATCATTGTCAGGCACGTAATTTTACATTAAAGACAATGAAAAACAAACGACAGGAATACAAACAGTTATTAGAGTTCCTGCAAACTAAAAGGGGAATTACGGAATTAGAAAGTGTTACGTCACATGATCTAAAATCCTATGTCAGACAGAAACAGATAGCAGGATTGAAACCACAATCCATTGTATCAATGTCTAAACAAGTTAAAGCGTTCTTTCAATGGTGTGTAGTCGAAGAATATATAACAAAAAATCCAATGGACAAGGTAACACTTCCTAAACTTCCAAAGGTGTTATTGACTGGTTTAACAACAAAAGAAGTAATTAAAATGATGGAATCTTTCAACAATAAGACCTATCTTGAAGTAAGAAATAAGGCAATTATAGCCATGATGTCTGATTGTGGATTGAGAGCATTTGAAATTGCAGGATTGAAAGAAAATGATGTGCGTGAAACAGATATAAAGGTGTTTGGCAAAGGTAATAAGGAACGGATTGTATTTATTAGTCCTGCATTGAAAAAGATACTGATACGCTATGAACGGATTAAAAAACAGTATTTTAAAAATAGAATCCAATACAATGATAATTACTTCCTTGCCTATCAAGGTAAAGCCATGTCTACCACAGCAGTATGGAATTTAGTTGTTGAAGCAAAGGAAAGAGCAGGAATTAAAGGGAAACGTGTTAGCCCTCACATGTTCAGACATTATTTTGCTGTTCAGTCCGTTATGGCAGGAATAGATATTTATTCTTTGTCACGATTGCTCGGACATTCAGATATATCCACTACACAGCGATACTTGCAATCACTTGAGGATAGTGAATTATCTGTAAAGGCAACCTCATCAAGCCCCTTAATGAATCTGAATAAGGGGGCAAACTAAATGAAGGTTTATAATACTGGCGAGAATATTGTGATCGATGCAAACTTTGATGAAATGTCTAAGATCGTTTATGCCTTAGATCAATTTATTAAAATGAATCCTGATGAAACGGAAATTAAAGAATTAGCGGAACAAATCCATAGTCCAAAAATAATTTAATCAAAGGAGAGAATCGAATATGAATGAAATCAAATTAAATGAAAAGCAAATGGAATTAGTCAGAGATTGTAGAGAGTTGCAAAAGGAGTTGAAGCCGAATCATGGCGAGAAAACAGATGAGAAATTAATCGAATTGGCGTTAAACACCTATAAATGGTTCATGCAAGAAGATTTAAAGTTAAGAGAAGAAGGATATTAATTATTCCAGCACCCATCTCATTAAGGTGGGTGCTTTTATTCAGATAAATTATACTAAATATAGTATACTGAATATTCTTGACATTATCGTTAAGATGGTGTATTATAGAATTAGGTCAAAGATAGTCAAAGTCAAAAAATAATTTAAAAGGAGAGAATTTTTTGGAATTAGAGAACACTAAAAATGTTAAAGTAGAAGCAGAAGAACAAGGTTATAAGATAATAGGATTGATGACAGGCAAAGACGTTGCAGATCAACAACGTGAAGGGTTAAGGTATCAAGCAATTTTGCAATCACTTCAAGATACGTTAGATGATGAAAGTTTTAAGCAATTAGATGAAGAAGATAAAAATGAATATTTACATAATTTGCTTTCTGGCAATGAAGATTTAATTGGTTATTTGTCCAGTCCTTATTACTTTCAGAAACACGGTAATAGAAAATTATCTCATTTCAGGTCAGATGAGGATATATTTTGCAATCGGCTATCAATATTAGCAACATTCCTGATTAAAAATATGGAAGATGAAGAATATCCGTATGCCAAAGACAATCAGCCAAGTAATATGATGAATATTAGTCCTGCTTATCATGCGTCATTTTTCTGGTGGGAAGTTGAAAAAGACGTTGTATATACTGATATATTAGATGACTACATGGCAAAGTCAGATGAGAACAACCTAAACGAAAAGCAGAAACAAAAGAATAGGAAACAAGAAATAATAGATAATTTACATAAATATTCTGATCTTGAAACAGCATACAACGATTATAAAGAAATGGGAATGGAATATGGCTTTGACATGGACGACTACACTAAAAGTGAACGTAAACTGATTCAGGACAGATGGATTGAAGAATTTGAAAGTAGACATATTAAAAATCCAAAACGTCATTTAAGTCAGTTACGGAAACAATACAACCATATTGGTTACGAGTTGTCATCAATGTTATGGCAGAAACAAAATGCAACGCAATCCAATAAGAAAAGTCAACCGAAGTTTCACGTTGATTATGATGAATTGGTTGACGATTTACTTGACTTGTCAGATTCTAAGCACGTTGCAGGAATGTTAAATATTATGCGTAACATGCAGAAAAAGAAATATCATCCTTTATATCTTGACCTAAAACATAAGTATCGTGATGAACACGACAAATTTATGCTATTCATATTTGAAGAATTTGAACAGGCAATTAGACATACGGATTTAGATGATGTACATAGAACGATTGTTAATTTGATCTTAGATAATGTGAAGGATTATTCGATTTATCAAGTTGAATTGTGCGAGGACATATTAAAGCAAAATGGCAATGAACATCTGTCACAGCAAAAAATGGTAGTCAATCCTTATGAGTTAATCAAGCAATACGTTGACAGTAAGTATAATTATAATAAGTCAAGGGCAGACATAATCAGAATCATCAATAATACCATAAGCCAAAAGATTGCCAGTACATATCAAGCGTTGCAAGATGATGTAAACTTTACAATGTGTACAAGTTGCGAGCAATATAAGCCACAAATACAAGACAACTTTGGTAAAGATAGCCGTAACAAAACAGGTTTCAAGTCAATTTGCAAAAAATGTGATAAAGAAAATCAAAGAAAAAGGTTGACTTCATAACATACATAATGTATAATATTTAGATTACACGAAAAATATGTAATTTTAGCAATATTCTTTCTATTAATAATGTAGGGGATTGTACCGAAATTAAACATTTAGTTTTGTAGAATTATAAGTCATTCACATTTTGACTTCCACTTTTTGATTGAGTAGTCGTTACGGCTACTCTTTTTATTTTGCTTTCCATTCATATTTATGAGTTGACATAATATATCACTTTATCATGTTAAAGGGGGTCTAAAATGGATTTATCACAGATACCGATTGATATGATTGTTCAACAAGGTATTTTTGCAGTATTGTTTGTGTGGCTATTTATAGCAACTAGAAAAGAATCAAAGGAACGTGAGGACAGGTTGAATCAACAGATTGATAACCAAAATCGGGTACAAGGTAAGATTGTTCAGACGCTAGAACGTTTAGAAACGAAAATTTCACATATCACAAATAAAGGAAGTGATAAATAATGGCAGAAATTACAGAATTAGGTTATGAGAATCTAAGGCGATTAATAGTTGATTCTATTGCAACCGTTGAATTAAGTGATGACCAAGGCGGATATGTTGTTAGAATTAATACAAGTGACGACAACGTAACATGGATACACCCAACAAAAGAAATTACAGTTTGGGACGAATATGGGAATCAAGTACCTATTGAAGTGCCTGATACGCAAACACTACAATTACAAGTTGTTGTTACTGGTACAGACGCAGGTGTCACACTTCCTGCAACATTTACAGGTATTAAATTAGAAGATGCAACTACAGGTGATGTTGTTAGCGAAGAAACATTTACACCATTCGAGATGACGCAAGATGCTGACGAAATTACTATCACGCATAATATTGAAGTACCGCAACTTTAAGGCGGTGATTAAATGGCAACTTTAATTTCGACACCACAAGATTTAGATAATATTAGAAATAATTTAAGTGGTACGTTTGAACTGACACAAGATTTAGATATGAGTTCATGGGGCAATTGGACACCAATAGATGATTTTGGTGGTATCCTTGATGGCAAAGGTTATGTTATAGACAATTTAACCGTTGACATAACCAGTAATGATGCAGGGCTTTTTGGTAGGAATGTTACCTTATCTGATCGAACGCACATATTAAATCTTGGTTTAACTAACGTCAATATATCAACAACTGGCAATAGAGTAGGTGCTTTGTATAGTTATTTTAGATCAAATGATGGTCTTATTGAAAATTGTTATGTTAAAGGCGGTACAGTAAACGGTGCATTAATTGTTGGTGGTATTGTTGGACTGTTTAGGGATTCGTCAATTATACGTAATAGTTTTGCAGAATTAGATGAAATCCATGCAACAGATGAAAGAGCAAATGGATTTATTGACGTTATTTATAGTGGTGTTACAGCAGAGAATTGTTATGCAGTCACACACAGTTTGACAGCAGGTGACATGAGTACCGTATATGGATTTAACTACTTGCAAGATGGTGCAATTGTCAATAATTGTTATTGGGATATTGATACAAGTGGCGTGACTCAATCACATTCAGGTACGGGGCTAACAACAGCAGAAATGCAAACACAATCATCTTATAATGGTTGGGATTTCACAAACACATGGGGAATGGCAGAATATCCATATTTACAGATGTTTGGTGCGCCTACTATTCCATCTAAACAAGTAACTAGAATTATTACATCTTATGTAAATGAGATTCATTCTCAATTAGATGTTCAATTACCACCACAGACAAAGAATATTACAGTAAATTCACATGTTTCACCAATGTCGAGCAACACAGAACGAAATGTAGCGACTTTTAGGAATGTAATGACTTATGTATCACCAATCCATTCAAACGTCACCACAAGCGTTAAATCGTCTAATAAAGAGATACGTGATGTTTCTGGTCATGTGAAACCGATTTATTCCAATGTTTTAGTTGAAATTTATCGAGAACCATTATCAGTTACAAGAAATTTAGTAAGCCATATTAAGCCAATACAAGCAAATGTAGATATAATTACATCTTTAGACAAATTGCCTATGATTGGCTATGTGAGTGTTGTAGAGAATCCTTCTATGACTGAAATATATACTAATCCGTCTTATTCTACACATGTAGAAAATCAATCATATTGTGAGGTGGTGAAATGATTTATTCAGGCGATACAGTCAGGTTAAAGTGTCACTTTAAGTCATTGAATGGTCAATCAGTAGACCCTACTAATCCAACTTTGACGACTTATGACACAGATCAAACACAAATTGAACAGATTAACTTAGATGACACCAATAAAGAAGATGTTGGTGTCTATTTTGTGGATTATCAAGTCCCTGATGACAAACAAAAAATTATATTTGAGTTTAGAGGGGAACATAACTCTAATCCAATCGTGGTTAGGGATTCGTTAGAAATTAAATTTAATTAATAAGGAGAGATTTGAATAATGTCAGAAGAAAATTTTACACATACAGATGAACAGGTTCAGGAAGCAATTCAAAATGCTAAGGCAGAATGGCAGGAACAAGAATTAAATCCAATCGTGGCTGAACGTGATGATTTGATGCAGTATAAGCCACATGAGCCAACAGACGCAGAGAAAGAGTTCCAGCAGAAACAAACAGATTTATTTAACAAACAAGTTGACTTTGAGTTGAAGCAAGCAGGATTGGCTGATTTCAAAGAAGTTGTAAAAATCAATGATGAAGAAGAATTATCTGAAACAGTCAAGTCATTGGGCAAAGTGGTAAATAAGATTAAAGTTGATTCAGGTTATGTTCCTGAAAATCATGCACGTGATGACGAATACAGTAAATTTGAGAAAGATGGCAATACGCAAGGCATGATTGGTACTAAGTTAGCAAATTTATTCAAGTAACACTGGGAAATATTTCCCAATAATATATAAAACTAAAATACTAAAGAAAAGGAATGATTAATTAATGTTTACACATAATAACTTTACCGCAGCAGAGCAGTGTAACTGCTAAACTAAAATGGACAGTTTTTGCTCGATAGAATTGAACACTTTCTGCCCCAAAATAATCCCAATTTCAGTTAAACTAAGTATAAAATAACTGAAGTTATGGGGGAACGAGAAGGTGTTTAAATTAGAAGTGATAGTGCAAGTGCATCAATTAAAAAGACAGGGTTTTAAAATTTCAGCCATCGCTAGAAAGTGCAACTTATCGAGAACGACTGTTTATGAGTATTTAGAAAAAGACTTTGAAGAAGCTTGTAGGTGGGTGGATGTGTTGAGAACAAGAAAGCGAAAACTGGATCCTTACCAGGACCATATCCTGGGGTGGTTAAAAGAACACCCGGATTTATCAGTTTCACAGATTTCGGATTGGTTAGAAGAACGTTGTTCTTTTACGGATGTAGGTGATAGTACCGTCCGAACTTACGTCAGAGAACTGCGCGAAAAACATCACATACCCAAAACCTTTACGTTCCGTCGTTATGAGGCATTGGAGGAATTACCGAAAGGTCAACAACTACAAGTTGATTTTGGAGAAATAAAAGTCCCGACGTTTGAGGGGAAATGGAAGAAGCTATACGTCGTTGCCTTTGTCCTATCCCACTCTCGTTACAAATATTCTGAGTGGCAGGATCGCCCTTTTACGACGCATGATGTTTTACGCAGCCATGAAAATGCATTTGAGTATTATGACGGTATGCCTGAGGAAATTGTATATGACCAGGATAAATTAATGACGGTAAGTGAAAATGGAGGCGATATTATATACACAGAAGCGTTTCAGTCTTATAAACAACAGAGAGGATTTTCCGTTTATTTATGTAGAGCAGCAGACCCTGAATCTAAAGGGAAGGTTGAAAATGTGGTGAAATTCATTAAACAAAACTTCGCTAAGAATCGTGTCTTCCACCAAATAGAGACCTGGAATGAGCAATGTCTGGCATGGCTTAAAAGAAAAGGTAATTATCAAGTGCACAATACAATAAAAAAGAGACCTGTCGAAGTGTTTGCCCTAGAAAAGCCACACTTACGAAAAGTCTCTTCTCCACTCTCTTTCGAGAGTAACCATAGGTTAAGTATAACAAGGACTGTGCATAAGGACAACATTATTAAATATCAATCGAACCGTTATTCCGTTCCACTTGGAACGTATCAACCTCATGGTGATAATACTGTTTATCTTAGAACTGCAGAAAACAAGCTTATTATTGAAAAGACACCTGGAGGTGCACCGATAGCGACTCATCCCCTTTCCTTAGGAAAAGGGCAACTGGTCAAGAACAACAATCATTTCAGGGATAGATCAAAAGGCATTAAAGCCTATATGGATACCGTAAAAGCTTCTTTTGATGATCAGGATAAAATACAATTATTCCTGGAAGCAATTTATGAGCGATATCCCAGGTATATACGAGATCAGCTGCAAATTGTACAACGGGCAGCTAAGGATTTCCAGCCGTTTATTCAACCAGCTTTGAATATTTGTATTGAACAAGCTTTATGGAGCGCCAATGACTTTCATGACGTCGTAAAACATCTCTCAAAAAAGAAAGAGTATGAAAATAGAGCTCTACTATCTGATATTCCGACTATAGAGACGTCCACCATTCATTACCAAGAAAGAGCATCGTTAAGAGAACTGGACGACTATCTTAAGATTTTAGGAGGGGTATAGGTTGGAATACTCAGTGGAAAATTTACAACAGCAGCTTAAGAATTTAAGACTGTCAGAGACATCAAAAGCATTACCAAGTTTTTTAAGGAAAGCAGAAACCCATTCATGGACCTATCAAGAATTTCTACGTGAATTACTTACGTATGAAGAAAAACGACGTGAAGAAAAAACAATAGAAAAACATCTGAAATGGGCAAAGTTTCCTTATCAAAAAACGCTAGATGACTTTGACATTCAAGAACTGCCATCGCTTAGTGAGCGACAATTAAGGCAGCTACAGGAACTAAATTGGCTTGAAGAGTCATTTAATCTCATATTTTTAGGGCCACCAGGGGTGGGAAAAACACATATAGCAATAGGATTAGGATTAGAAGCCATCTATAAAGGTCAGCGTGTATCGTTTATATCCATGGGAGAACTAGTACCTCTATTAAAAACGGAAGAATTCCTACGGAAATCACAGCTTAAAATGAAACGCATTAGAGAGGCCGATCTCGTCATAATAGACGATCTTATGTATATGGCTATGGATCAAAACGAAGCCAATTTGTTTTTTCACCTTATTAATCATCTGTATGAACGAAGTTCTATCATACTGACATCTAATAAAGGCCCAGAAGCATGGGGAGGATTACTTGGAGATCAGGGAATCACCACGGCGATCTTAGATCGCCTCCTCCATCGCTCGGAGATTATTCACTTTGAGGGGGAAAGCCATAGAATAAAATATCGAGAGTCTTTGTTTCCGGCGAAAAGTGTTCAAAATTAATGAGCAAAAAGTGTTCAAAACTACTTGACGGTTACAAGCAGGTATCACTAAGTCAGGAGATTGCAAAAATTGGGGTGCAAAGTACACCATTTACATCTATGTTGATGGCAAAAGGTAGTATTGAGAAAGCACTGTCAACTGTTTATACGTGGAGAGAAAAGACGCTTGATACTACTTCTGATATTAGTGCAGAAGAAGGTGCAGAAACGACTACATTCTATGAATCTGCAAGGGCTGAACTGAACAACGTTCTTGAAATCTTCAAGAAAGGTGCAAGTGTTAGTGGTTCAGCACAAGCCATGCAACAAGGTCAACTTTCCGCAGAAGTAAATGATCGTTTGCTAGAACTGAAAATTAATATGGAAAATAAACTAATTAATGGTACTAAAGATGACGGTTCTTCAAGTGGTATTCGTAAGATGCAAGGATTGGTTAATTTCGCAGAAGCAGGTAACGCAGTTGATGTTACTGGCGGTGCTATGACAGAACAAGCAATCAAGGACGCTATGAGAGCATTGTGGAATCAAAACTTGGCGGAAGGTCAATACTATGCACTTGTTAATGCTGATATTAAAGAAGATATTGACGCTATCTATCAAGATCGTTACAACTACAGTCATATTACTACTAATTTCGGCGCAATCGCTGACAGTGTAAACACAAACTATGGTACAGTCAACTTTATCCTAAGTAAAAATGTTCCAGCAGGTCAAGCAGTATTCTTTAATGATGCTTATGTTGATCTTGCTTACTTGCGTGAGCCACACTTTGAGCCACTTGCGAAATCAGGTGACAGTGTTAAAGGTCAGGTAATCGCTGAATCCACTCTTAAAGTTGGTTCAGCCAAAGCGGTTGGAATCGTAACTGTTTCAGCATAATACATAAATAATTAGAGGGTATCCGTATGGGTATCCTCTTTTTTTAAATCAAAAAGGAGTAAATGGAAAATGAGCGAACGAGAGGAGTTATTAATAAAACGTAGACGTAAAGGTATCAGTCAAAAATTTCTATCAGAAAAATTAAATTGCAATCAGTCATTAATTTCGAGATGGGAAAAGAATCAATGTAATATGTCAGACGAAAAAATAAGCAAATATAGAGAAATAATAGAATTTCAATAAAATGACTCTTTTAATGAGTTTTTATCCTTCAAATAGGGTAGCAAATTAAAGCAAATCAAAGAAAAACAGAGATTGATAATCAAAAAGTGGAGGTGAAAGTGTGAAGAATACAGAATAGTCCATTTCCTTGACCGTTTAGGAAATAAAACGCAATCCTAAACATTAATGGTCGTGGAATGGCAGGAAATAACAAATAAGAATACAGCCGAGTAAGTTGGAAGTGGAAGATTTGATTCTTTCACATAAAAAATGAAAAAAGAATTAAAGGATAAATTTCCGAATTGGTGTTTCATGGCTCAACCCTTAGCAGTCACATTGACAAATGATATTGATAGTTTGGTTGGTTGTGCGATTGAACAAAAAGTAAATGGGAATCAAATTAACTATTTCTATGATTTTGATAATGTCTATAAAATGGACAAAAATGTCCAAAAGCCATCACTAGGGATTGATCTTGCTTTGACATATGGAAAATGTTGGGATAATCATGTAACACGTATAAATAAAGATAGCAAAGTTAATCCAAATTCAGCCAACATAAACAGCATATTAAATATATCAGGCGACAACTACTTTGATAAATATGCAGGTAGCACAGCATTGTTGATGTGGTCATTCTATGATTTGCCTTTACCTAAAACAAAGGAAGGTAAGATGTTGTTATTGTCCATTGACAGTTCATTTCTTGGTCACTATGACGACAGATTTAAAGAAGTGCATAATGAATATTTAGAGTTGTTAGGATTTGAAGAATTGATTGATTTACTCAATGACACAAATAAGCAAGATTACTATGATCTGATTCGGGAATATAAGTTAAGTTCGGACATACAAATTGATGAAAATGGCTATTTACTTACAGATTTGCCAATTGAGATGTTGTCAGAAGCCCTAAATTTACAATTAGATTTACCTTTACAACCATTCCATTTGCAAACTCAATATACAAACAAATATGGAACGGTAAAAGGAAACGAATCAGGAAGGTTAAAGCCGAATGTAATTAGTTTTGCATTGACTAATAAGAGATTTTATAAATATACAGTTAAAGATACAAAGGAGATTAAAATATGACAGTTAAAAACGAGCAATTATTTTATTGTTACAGTCGGGTGCTTTCAGATTTTATTTATAAGGAATCAGGAATTGTACCTTTGACCGTTGCGATCAATCCTAAAAGTAAGAATACGTTTAGTTTGTATGCGAAGTCACCTGAACTTCAGAAATGTTTAGACGCATATAAAGCACAAAATAAGTAATAAAATTTGATGTACAGATTTAACACAAAATTATAGGTATCCAATTTGATGTACAAAATGTACACTGTTTTTGTAAAAATGATGTACAAATTTGACATCTTTTTGGATAGGTGGTATACTAAAATCATGTACAAATCATACATAAAATTAATACGTTTACAATGTAACTATATTTACAATATAACTATACAAATAGAGTTTTATTGTTTTCGTTTACACTTTAAGTTCAAGTTCAAAAGTCCAAGTTCAAAACCATCTTCCACATCAATAATTGTTGGTTGGTTGTTGGTTAAATATAAATTTTAAAAGTAGGGAGAATCAGTAAATGTCAAAAGGTAAAAGTATTCGATTGTACAATGTGTTCAGGGAAGTGGGTAGCGAATATCATTTGTCAGTTGACGAATTGTATCTGTATTCTGTTTTAAGAAGATTGATAAACTATAGTTCAGAAACATTGGTAACTATTGATTTATTAGACAAGTATACTAGACAATACAGTGATATTCAATTCCATAGTCGAAAAGGTGAAAGTAGACCAATTATTAAAAATTTATTATTGTCTTTGATTGAAAAGGGTGTTATTGAAACTGATGAATCATTGACAAGTAAAAGCAACCAACTATTCAAAATTACATTTAGTGAAATGTCAAAATTAGGTGGATATGAAAGTATCCATTTTAGTAAGTTTGATTCTGTCACAGATAAGACAATGTTTTATATTTACTTTGTTGTTGCAAGTTGGAAGGGTAACGGTGTCTTTTTAAGTTCGTACAATAGATGGGCTGAAATATTAGATATGACACCTACAACAGCAAAGAAATATGTTGATTCAGCAGTAGACAAAGAAGTTATCTATTGTAATGTCGGTGACTATTCAGATGGTGAAATAAGATCAGGTCAAAAGACACGTAATCCTAATCAGTATTCCATTTATCCATTTGAAGAAGAAGAAAAATCCAATATGCAACGTAAGCAGGATAAAGAAGAAAAATCTACACCTGTAACAATTGGTGATGATTGGGGCGAAAGTAGCAAATATCCATTTGACACTGGTAATTGGGTGAATAAAAATAATTTAGATGTTGATGATTATGTTATCTATATTGAACGTAAACGAAAAGATGACCATGTTTCTAAGGATTTTGTGGCTGAATGTGACAAGAAACGTAAACGTATTATGAACGGTAATGATAAATTTAAACATATTGACAAGAAGAATATGGAACTAGCAAAAGATAAGATTGTTGAACGTGAACAGCAGAAAAAGGAAGATTTGGCAGAACAACAAAAACAAACGAAAATAGATAAGATTAAAGATGGTCAAATTGTTGTCGTGAGAGATAATGAAGATGTTTACCTAGACAGCATTAATGACGTTCAAATAAATGATGAATTGTATCGTGTTCAAGTGATGGATAGTCCGTTTGATGGTGATAGTGATTATTTGAGTGAACATTCCATTTTTAACATTGTAACAAAAGAAAATCAAGATTATGAGGTCTATCATAGTTATTCTGATGATGTTTTAAGTCAGTTGTTAGATAAGTTCAGAGAAGTTTATTCCAATTATGACGAGTTTGATGTATATAATATTGGATTAGAGTTAGAGAAATTCAGGAATGAGTTACTTGAAACATACAATGAGAACAAAGAATATGATGAAGTTTGGGAAGAAGATATTATTAGTTTAGATGATGGCAGAAATATTACCTTACAGCAACGTATAAACGAATATGAAAGCAAAGTAAAAAGAATTGATTTAACACAGTCCTAGACATTGTTCTAGGGCTTTTTTATATCCTCGATCAATCACATATAGAGTAGGAGTTCCGATATTTTAAGGGGTTATAGTACAAGCCGAATTGCATGGCACACAATGGAAGTACAAGTTAACAACCTGACTAACAACCTAACAGTGGGGTTGTTATTTAAAAGTTAAAAAATCATCAAAAAGGGTGAATCAAATTATGGAAAATCGAAGTGAATTAATTGAAAAAGAACGAATATTAGAAAAAAAGTATGAAGAATTTAAAGCAATACAAGATGAACGTAATGATAAACGTATGAGACAGTTAAAGTGGATTGAATATATTAAGGAACGGGTCATCAATAATCTTGAACACACCATTGTTATGAATCAAAAATTAGAACAATTTAATAAAAAATTAAAGTCAATGGTAGGTGATAAAAAATGAAATCAGAATTAGATCAGCGTTTAAAGCAGATTAATTGGAAAAAAGCAGAATACTTCAAATGGAAATTTGATATTCGATATGACCAGCGTAGAGAGAAGAAATCAGAAGAAGAATTAATCCATTATACACAAGTTAAAACCATGAACAGTTTCTATGATTGGGAAAAGACAGCAGAATATAAGGCACTCTTACAATTATACATGGAAATTCGTTCAACGCATGATTTTGAAGAAATATATAATTTAGTTGCAAAACGTGCAAAGGAAAAAGGCGAGGATAAAGACGTTAAATTATTCTTGAAGTTGCAAGATGAAATTAAAGGTAACAGAAAAATTGTAAATGAGATATTTAATAAACAAGATGATGATGAAGTCGAAGATGACGACTTAGAGATATAGAGAATCGGGGGTGATTGAATGGCTTTAACTAAAAAGCAAAAGTTGCAGAAAATATTTAATTCCTTTGAGTTGTTTAGTCGCAATTTTATACATATTGTTAATACGCAGAATCAAACTGTACCTATGGAATTAAACCTTGCACAACAAGAAATAAATGACATGATGACAGATAACCGTTACATTATAATCAACAAAGCCAGACGTGCTGGTATTAGCAGTATGATGCTTGCTAGAGCAATCTTTGATGCTGTTAGACAGCCAAACAGTAACATATTGATTGTGTCGTATGAAGGGGATAGTGCTAAGGCACTCTTTAACACGTTAAAATTTATGAACGAAAATCTGCCAAGGGTAAAATATCCTAATCTGTTCCCTGATACCAAAAGAGATAATAAGAATGAATTGTTGTTAGAAAATGGTAGTCGTGTAGTGAGTACCGTTGCAGGATACAAGGATATTGGACGTGGAATGTCAATCAGTTGGGCACATTTATCGGAATTTGCCTTCTATTCTAATCAGGAAGAACAGTTATTGTCTATTGAACAAGCATTGATAGATAAGGGTAGAATATCCATAGAAACCACCAGTGCGGGCATAAATAACCATTATTATAAGTTGTATCAGCAAAGTAAACGAGGTAACTCAAAGTACAAAAATTACTTCATTCCGTGGTTTCACCCATTTTATAGGGAATCCAAAAAAGGTGAATATGACGAAGCAGAACAGTGGTATAAAGCCCAAACTGGCGATAGGTTACGGAAAAAGGATTTAAATGAAGAACAGATGCGTCTATATGAACAAGGTGCTAACCTGAAACAGTTAATGTGGCGTGAGTATAAGTTACAAGATATGAAAATAGAAGAATTTTATCAGGAATACCCCAGTAATGACATGGAATCGTTCATCAGTACCAATAGATCTGTGTTCTCACAAGAAAAAGTCCTTGAACGTATTAATTATGTTATGCCTGATATACCGTTAAAGGAATTAAGTGGTGTTCCTGATAGTTTGCAGAAATACATAGGCAAAGAATTGAAAATATTTCATGAGTTTAATCCTAAGAAACGCTATTATGCAGGTGTGGACGTGGCACATGGTTCAGGCAATGGCGACAGTTCCACTTGTACGATTATAGATGACGAAGGTGTAGAGGTTGCTTCACTTGGAACGAATAAATTACCAGTTTATCAGTTTGCAGATGTACTTTATGACCTTTTGATGTGGTATGGACAGCCATTTACAGCGATTGAAAGAAATAACGTTGGTATTGTGTTAATTGAAAAAATGCGTGATGAATACCAACTGATGAACTTGTACAAGGAAAAACTCTTTGACCAGAAGGGTAAACGTAAGAGCCAGTTAGGTTTCACAACTACTGTACATAGTAAGCCGATATTATTAGAGAAATTTAAAGAACATTTTGAACGTGGATATATACTATTAAATGACACTGAAACTTTAGAACAGATGCAAATTTATCAAAACGTAAATAATAAAATGGGCAATAAACAAGGTACTGATAACCATGATGACAAAGTAATTTCAGCGTCATTGGCAAACTTGGCTAAAGACCAAAATAAGTGGTATATCTAAGAGTTTCCCAGTTGTGGGGAATGTGAATAAATCAATGAAAGGAATGATGGCATGGACTTACAAGAATATATCAAGAACAGATATGATGGACAGTTTCAGAAATTTGTAATGGAAGAAATTAATAGCGTTCCACAACAACAGCATATTCGTCAAATTATTGATATTAAAGAGTATCTTGGCAAGAATCAGCATAAAGTCAACACTAGACCAAATGAAACATTTAATGGTAAAGAGATGGAAGTCGAACGGATTACATTGAACTATGCAAAGCAAATCGTACAGTTTACTGTTAATTTCTTACTTGGCAGGAATCCAGTACAGTTGTCAGGTGTAGAAGATGTGGTTCAGGAACTCAATCGAGTATATAAGAAAGCCAAATACCATAAGATTGATTATAGATTGTTAGGTGACTTGGTACGATATGGGGAAGCGTTTGAATATGTGTATGTTAAAGATGGGCAAATATATAGTCAAGTCCTAGATGTGGCTGAATCGTACCCTATTTATGACCCTGAAACAAATGAAATGCTTGCCTTTATACAATACTATCATAGCGATTATGTGGATTTCTATGTTGTGTTTACTGATGATGTTGTTGCTAAATATAATAATAGTCAAGGGGAAGATATAAGGTTAGTTGAGCAAAGACCTAACATAACTGGCTTGCCTATACATTATAAGACAGATAATGAGGTTGACAGTACAAGAGGACACAGCCCATTGAATGATATTATAGATATATTAGATAGTATGGAGAACCTTCTTAGTGAAGCCATAGACGGATTTGGACGATATATTACGGGAACGCCTGTTTCTATTGGACAGCAACTAACTAATGTTGAGTTACCAAAGCATGGTAATGGTGTTGGGATTGCTCTTGATGATGATGCAGATTTTAAATATGTGACGAATGAATTTGACCATAAGGCGTTTGAGAGTTTATATGGTACATTGCGTAATGCCCTCATGGATATATCCAACATGCCGAACATATTATTAAATGGTGGCAGTACAATCAGTAACGTAGGCGATATTGCAGTTGAATCAATCTTCTATTTGTCATTGATTAGAGCAAATATGAATAGTAAGTATTTACAAGATGGATTTGAACAGAGATTAGATAAGATCAGAAATGTATTGGCTATACAAGGTATTACATTTGATGATGATGATTATGAAGAAACGTCATTCGTGTTCAGTCCTGATATGCCGAAAGATACCACACAACTGATAGAAAATATTGAAAGTTTAAAGGGTATCGGTGCGATTAGTACGGAAAGTGTGTTGGATAATGTGTCATTCTTGGATAAGGTGAGTGAGATGGAACGATTGGCAAATGAAGGTGTGGAACAGGATAGCGGAAATACAGTTGATGAATAGTATTGCCAGTGATACATGTTGAGTTCTGTTATAGCAAATAATACTAGATGTAGTATTGTATAGAAATGTTGATGTGATGGGGAATAATTGGGAAATAATAAATGTTGAAAAATTTTCGCTGTTACAATAGAAATACTTCGAGACACGAAATAAATATATAAAATTACACAAGAACCCTGAAATCGCAGTGATACAAACCATTTTCTGTTATAGCGTATTTTCATTGGCGGTCATAAATGATCGGCTGTTATATGCTATTGTCGTACAATGAGTATTATAAGACATAAAATACTGTCATATCAGGGTTCATATGGTTGATATATCTTATAGATAGATTAAGCAAAAATTCACTGGGGTGATGGGTGATTCGCTGTTATAGTCCAAAAATGCCAGCAATGCAGAGGTTCGGCTGTTATAGGCGTGTGTGAGGTTATAAGAGGTGTAAACATAGGCAAAACGCTTGTATATGGGCTTATATGGCGATATTTCACCCCCTCATTCTCAGAGGTCGGCATAGCATACCAAATTTTGTACGCACGGAAAAAAATAAGGAATATGGGGGCTTTCTAATAATATATCACAATATCTAATCTAATCCAATTGTACACCCTTTTTTGAAAAAATTCAAACTATAGGAAAATTTTTCTTGTAATTATAGGAAATTTGACCTATACTATAAGCGAAAAGGGGGATTATGGAAAATGAAGAAATTTTTACTTATTTTGTTTACTTTGTCCATTGTATTAGTTGGTTGTGGGATTGCAGAAAGTGTAGAACCTAATGAGGAAAAAACAAATAGTATTAGTGAGAGTATACTAACTTACGATAATATTTCCCCATATATAAATGATGAAATCGAGTTTATCAATGAAGGGTCGGTAAGATATGAAGGGTACGACCTTTATGACTACACTATTAGTTTACAAGCATCTAATAGATTTAATGAATTAACTAAAGATGAAAAGTATTATAAAATGGTTGATATAGTTAAAAAAATTATGGATGATTATTATAACGGTGATTTGGATTGTGATGTTGAAAAAACAGGATGCTCTATTGAAAATATCGAAGTTATATCAGGTGAAGATACTTATAAAATAGATTATGAAGAATGGGAAAGTGACCATAACTATACGATTAACATTAACTCAGGTGAAGAATACAAACCTAAAGCAGAACAAGATAAAGTATCTGCCAGTGTGGATAAATACTTTGAAGAAAAGGATAATCAAGATACCGAAACTACTATTGATAGTAAAAACGGAAATGATTGGATAAATTTAACTGATAATCAAAAATTTCATGCGGTATCTAATGCCTTTTATAACTTAGATAATCAAGGATATACAATCACGGAAACTGAATATTATTATATTAGTGCTTTAGATGAATTTTATTCAGATAGCACTACAAGATCAACATCTGTAAATGAAGCGTTAGCGTCTGTCGGCACTATGTCTGGAACAATATACAAATAATAACAATTTTACCTATCCTTCAAATTTGAGGGGTATTTTTTATTATCTATAAAGGAAGGTGTACAAATGAACAATATCCAACGCTTAGAAATGGAAACAAAAGGTATCCAACTAGATCAATCGGAATTAATCATCTATCTCGAAGAAAATGACTTGCAACCACATCAAGAATACAATGCTAAATCAGCCACCAACAAACGTAATATATATAAATCGGCTTTATCTGTCCTTGAATCAATCGCAAATTCACCTGAAACGCTTAAAAATATTAAAAGTGAAGAATTATCTGTATCAGATTTTGCCACTAATATTCAGAACAGAATAGACCAATTGGAATATAAAATTAGAATGTTAAAAACTGACGAGCAAGCACAATATAACTCAAATACATTCTTCTTATTTGATCGGTAAAGGTAGGTGATAAAATGTTACAAGAATCCTTTAACCAATTATTAAATCAATTTTCTGTACCAATTCAATTGAATAGTGAAACCAACTCACGTAAAGCAATTATTACAAGTCAATCTGTATCTGATTCAATGCCTAATTTTGATGACAAAAATATTCAAACAAATTGGGAAATCAATCGTGGCGACATTATTATTTATTACAATGTAGAATATCTGATTATTACTGATGTTCAAGCGAAACGGTCTTATGGTTATATGGCAACTATGCGTCCAATGTCAAATACACTTCAATATACGTACATGACAGAAGGCGAATATTATTATGACCGTCTTGGAAATAAGGTGTACACAGAAGAACCAAAAGAGGTGACATTAGATTTACCTTGTATTGCGTATCAGGAAGGTACGCCAACCTTAGATGGTGGTCAGATTGTTGTACCTGATAATCGTATTACGGTAATTATGCCTGATAATGAATCAAGTCAGAAACTTCAAATGAACACAGAACATCAATTACTAAATCACAATTATAATATAGTAGATATTAATTTGCTTCAATCAGGTTTACGTATTTTTACAATGGAATGGGTTCAATCATCTTCATAA